CGATTCAAGAGCTTATCCAGAGCGCCAGCGGTGCGGTATCCGCTGATCTTGGCAGGGCGCTGACGACTACCGTCTATACCCTCTATCTGGACAAGTGGCCGGGACGCCAGATACAGCTTCCGTACCCGCCGCTCATCTCCGTGGACTCTGTGAAATACTGGGGCGACGTGACCGAGACCCTCGACACGTTCAGCAGTGGAAGCTACACGGTGAGCACCGGAGGCGACCCTGGCATCCTATGGCTGAACGAGGACGCTGACTGGCCGGAACTCATGGACCGTCCGACGCCCATAGAGATTCAATTCCAAGCGGGCTACGGCGCGGATGCCGACGATATTCCTCCTGCCGTAGCTGCCGCTGTCTGCATGACAGCAGCCTATTTTTTCTCTCAGCCGCTCCCTGTCATAACTGGCACGATAGCCACAGAGCTACCGCTGGGCGTTAGCCGCCTGATCGACTCCGAGCGGTTCCAGAGGTACTAGGAGATGGCACGTAAAAGCCGCCTCCGCACCAAGCTGATGTTCCAGTACGACACTCGGACGAAAGATACTGATGGCTTTGAAACTGCGACGTGGGCGGACAAGGGCGAACGATTTTGTCAGGTCGAGCCGCTACAGGGCCGCGAGTACTGGGATGCCCACGCAGTGCTCGGCCAGCAAGGTCTCAAGATCCGCACCCACTACGACTCGACGATCACCGACGTGGAGCCGGATCGGTGGAGGATGAAGAACGGCTCGACCGTCTATGACATCGTTTCGATGGTGAACGTCGATGAGGAGAACCGCTGGCTGGAGTTCCTCTGTACGACGGGCACCGGGGTGTTGGACTGATGGCGAGAAAAACGCAGTACGGGATAGGCGGCACGAGAGTCGAGATACAAGGCGATGAGGAGTTGATTCGGAAGCTCAATACGATGTCGAAGGGGTTCCGTAGCAAGGCGCTTCTCCACGCGGTGACGCAGGGCGCGAAGATCGTGGAGCGCGAAGCCAAGGCTCGCGCCCCGATGAGGAAGGGTGGTAAAGGGGGGACACTGCGCCGTAGCATTACGACTATGAAGTTGAAGTCTACCAGCAAGCTGGCGAAGGTTGCAGTCGGATGGCGCAAAGGAAAATCGTCACGCACTGATGCGTTCTATGGCATTATGATCGAGAAAGGCACCAAGCCGCGACACAAAAAGAAAAGGAAAAGCAAGGGCCTCGACCGCGCAGGGAGATCGCGGAAAAACCTGACAGTCGGGCGGGCTGGGTCGACGGGCACGGGGCCTGCGCGTCCGTTCCTGATCCCGGCTTACGACAGTAAGCGCGAACAGGTAGCCCGCCAGATCAAAATCGAACTCAGTCGCCTGCTCCGCAAAGCGGCGAAGAAGGGTCTCTGATGGCGAACCAGATCGAGGACGTTATCTACTCGCGACTGCAAGCGACATCGGCGGTCACCGATCTCGTGTCGACGCGAGTCTATCCGGTTCGTCGGCCTGCGGACGCGAGCTTGCCGCTGATTGTGTTTGATCGCGTGGGCGAGTTCAGTCCTCTGGCGATGGTCTCAGATCCCGGCAACGTGATCGCGAGATTCCGCTTTTCATGTCAGGCAGACACTCCTGAGAACGCGAGAACGCTGGCGGCGACCGTGAAGGCGAGCATCGGCTATTATTCGGACAGCACGACGACTCCGGTGGTCGACGGATGCTGGCCGGAGAACGGGTTCGACGAGTTCGATTTCGGCGCTGATCTATTCGCCTCGGAGAAAGACTTTAGCATCGCATATCGGGAGTAACTATGGCGACCTTTGTACAAACGAACGTGGGGCTCTATTTCGGAGGCTACTCGCTGGCTTCCTCATTCAACGCCATCGCGTTGAACCTCGGGAACAGCCCCCAAGATGATACCGTATACGGGGACACCTTCGTCTCCAACGCCGCAGGCCAGTCGTCGGTGACACTAGAAGCGGAGGGCTTCTGGGAGAGCGCGACCGACGCAGTGCTCGAAGGTAGCTTAGGCACCGACGACACGGTTGTTAGCGTGACCCCAGTGGATCAGGCGGCTGGCTCACCTTCGATCTTCAGCAAGTACACGACCGCGACGTACAACCCCATCTCGACGGGTACGGTGGGCAGCATGATGGGGTTCTCGCTCAGTGCCGAGGGGCGCGGCGAGAAGAGCGTGTCGGGCGAGATCCTCGTGATCCCGGCCACCTATACCTCCTCATCGGAGTCAGCGACGAACGCCTCCATCGGGGCCGTCAGCGCCACGCAGTCGGTCTACAGCGCCCTCCACGTGACTGCCGCGAGTGGGACGCTCGACGTGATCGTGGAGAGCGCACCGTCGAACTGGTCAGGCGAGGCGACTCGGATCACGCACACGCAGTTCACCGCGATAGGCGCGGAGATGAAGTCCACGGCGGGCGCGATCACGGACGCCTACTGGCGCGTCAAGTGGACCCTCTCGGGCTCGTTCGATTTCATAGTATCCCTCGGCATAATTTAGGAGAAAAACATGGCTACCTTTGTGATTTACGACGCCTATCTGTCGGTGGCGGGCACGGATCTTTCAGATCACGTCCGCTCAGTCACGGTCGATGCAGGCCAGAATATGGTCGATGATACTGCGATGGGCGACGCTTTTGTCAGTAACAGTGCAGGCCTCGCTACGTGGAGCGTCTCTGTGGAGTTCCTACAGGACTACGCCAGCAGCAAGGTCGACTCTACTCTCCAGCCCCTGCTCGGCATCGGCAACACCGCCGCGCTGGTCGTGAAACCGACGAGTGGGTCCGTCAGTGCGACGAACCCGAGCTACAGCGGCACGGGGATACTCGAAAGCTACAACCCCGTCGGCGGCTCTGTCGGTGATCAGTCGATGGCAAGCGCGACGTTTCAGAGCGCCTCGGCGCTCACTAGAGCCACATCGTAGGATGCAGTTCCAAGTCCCTCCCTTCATACAAGGCAAGTCAAATGGTTCTATCGAAAGAGCAGATACTCCAGGCAGATGATCTAAAGACCGAGACGGTGGCGGTTCCCGAGTGGGACGGGGAGGTGCTCCTCCGCGAGTTGCGTGGACGCGAGCGCGATGCGTTCGAGGAAGGCAGTCTTGACAGCAAGCGCAACGTGACGATGACGAATATGAGGGCGAGGCTGGTCGCGATGTCAGCCATCGACGAAGAGGGTGAGCGGCTGTTCACCGCCAAGGAGGCCAACGAGTTGGGCGACAAGAGCGCGACGGCACTCAACAGGCTCTTCGAGGTCTGTTGCCGCTTGTCGGGTATCACGTCCGACGACGTGGACAAGCTTGAAAAAAACTCCGCGACCCATCACGACGCGAACGACGAATATGGTTCGATCTCGCTGAACTGATGGGCATCCCAGTAGGGGAGCTAATGGACCGGATGTCCAGTTCTGAGTTCGCGGAATGGATCGCCCGATCCCGCATCAAGCAAGAGGAGGCCGAGCAGGCCGAAATGATCGCTAGAGTCGACCACAGAATGCAGAGCCGATGATCATCTCAGAGATGAACGTCAAGTTGACGGCGTCCACGTCGGCATTCGCCAAGGCGATGGACCGGGCCAGCGGCAGGGTGAAGAAGTTCCGTGCGGGTGCGGGCAAGCTCGGAGGTGTCCTGAAGGTTGTCGGCATGGTGGCGGTGAAGGCGGCGGCGGCTTTAGCGGGAATTGCGTGGGGTGCCAAAAGGGTTTTTGATTTAGGAGCAAGCATCGCTGAGACGGGCTCGAAGTTCCGCACGGTCTTCGGACCCGAGGCGAGTGCCGAGGTGTCGGCGTTCCTCGACAATTTCGCCGCCAAGGCTGGCCTCACGACGAACGAAGCCAAGGGCTTGGTCGCGACTACGGGCGCGATTGCTCAAGGGTTGGGGTTCAGCCAGAAGGCGTCGGGCGCGTTCGCCGTGGAGATCACCAAGCTGGCAGGCGACTTGAGCAGCTTCAACAACCTCCCCACTGAACAGGTGTTGTTAGGCATCAACTCTGCGCTTACAGGCGAGCGAGAGCAGATGAAACAGTTGGGCGTGGTCATCCTCGAGGCAGATGTCCAGGCAAAAGCCTTCGCCCAAACTGGCAAGACCGTTGCGAAGAGCCTCACCCAGCAGGAGAAGGCCACCGCCACTCTGGCGTTGATCACCGAGAAAGCGGGCTTCGCAATCGGAGACCTGGACCGCACGTCAGGATCGGCGGCGAACGTGGCGAAGAGGCTTGGGACGGTGTTTAGGGAACTGCGGGATGCGGTAGCAAACGCCCTCATGCCTGCCTTCAAGACGATACTAGATTCGCTTACCGAGCACGAACAGAAGTTCATCGACATGAAAAAGGCGATTATAGACAATACGATGGGCATCTCGTTGTGGGCTGTCGCGTTTATAGAGAGCCTAAAATTCGTTGGGCAGGCTATCATTCAGCCGCTTCGTATGATTACAAATCTCGTCACGGCCACCGTCCATCTTTACAGGTTGAAGGCGGCTCTCTCGGCGCTTGATTTCAAAAGAATAAAAGAGGAAATGGAGGGTTTCAGGGCGGATGCGGGCGACCTCAAAAACTCCCTCGATATATTGGGTGCAAGTGCTATCGACTGGGGCAAGGCGATGGGCGATGCCTTCGCGGGCAACAGCGAGGCGATGAGGAAAATTATCGAACAGATGAATTTAATAACCGATGGACCGGGGGGCGATGGTGACCCAAAAGATGGCCCCCTTGGCGGCACCATCGCGGCGGTCGAGACTCTCGAGAAAAAGCTCAAGGATCTGACCGAGAGCTTTTCCAAGAACTTCGTAAATCGTATGGTGGATGCGGCACAGGGCGGCAAGGACGCCTTCAGCGGCTACTTCGCCTACATGAGGAAGCAGCTAATCGCGATGGCTATGAGGGCGCTCATGTTCAAGCTCATCATGGGGGTGGCAGGGAAGTTCGGCCTCGACCTCGGCGGCTTCGCCAAGTCGATGACGGGCTTCGAGTCGGCCACCAGCGGTGACTCGGGAGACACGGGTGAGGGATCGACGGGAGCAGGCACACCGCTCCTGTCCGGTCATGCGGCGCGGACGCCTCGGGGCGGCATGATCGTGAACCAGAACATCAACTTCTCGGTCAGCGCCATCGATGGCAGGGACGCCGCCCGCTTCATCAAGGAACAGGGCGGCACCATCGCGGAGGTGATTGCGACGGCGGCGAAGGACAGCACGGCGTACCGTCGCCAGTTGCAGGGCGCGTAGGGCGTGGCGGCTTTCCCTCGCACCGTACCGCCCGCTCGGGTCACCTACCCGAAGGTCATCGGGAGCCTGATCAGCATCGGCCAGAGCGGTGCTCTTCAGACGCGCTCAGAGGCCGCACAGGGCCGGATGTGGCAGGAGGCTTGGCCTGCACTGCCCGCCGGAAGCGAGGACGTGCAGGAGCTTCTTGTGACCATCGAGAACCTCTACAACACGGGAGCGACGTGTACGCTGACCCAGTACCTTCTGCCGGGGAGCGGCTTGACGGCGAACGGTTCTGGCCTCGGCTCCCCGAAGGTCAACGGGAACGACCAGAGCGGCACGTCGTTGATGACCTACGGGTGGACCGCAAGCGAGACGGGAGTGATGAAGGCGGGCGACTGCTTCACGGTTCCCGGTTGCGATGTGCTATTCCGAGTGACCGCCGATGCCGCTTCTGATGGAAGCGGTCTATCGACTCTCACCATAGAGCCCCCCATCGTGGCGGGTAGCCCTCCCACCAATAGCGGGGCGCTGACCATCGCATCCGCCACGCTCACTGCCATCGTGCTGGAGTACGGGTCTGCCACGGCAGGACCGGACGAGTTCATCGGTGGCCTACAGGTCACTTTCAAAGAAGCCCCGTAATGTCGCGCACCCTGACCACTGCGATGGAGACGGCGATCAGCGCCAAACAAGGATACGCTGATATCTGGTTCATCAAGATCGTGACCTCGAACACGACGCTTCGATACGCGACTGCTCCCAGCGACGTGTTGTGGGACTCGCAGACATGGACAGGCATCGGTGGCGTGATCGAGTTCGATCCTCCCGCTGAGACGGCAGATCCGTCCGCTCAGAGTCTGCGACTCAGTCTTTCAGGTGTCGACACGGCGCTGATCACGCAGATCCTCGACTACCAGTTGCGAGGGCGCGACTGCACTTTGTACTGGGGGCAGATCACCACGAGCACGGGCGTGGTCGTACTGGACCCGCTTGAGGCGTTCGGTGGCTTGATGAACGCCAGTTGGGAGATCTCGCACACGCCTAGCGACGAGAGCACTAGAGGCACGGTGACGGTATCGACTACGATAGTCAGCGAGTTGGCGAGGTACTTGTTCCGTCGCCTTCTACGGACGAACGTCCCGAGCCTGCGACTACTCCAGAAGCGCGGCGGAATCTTTGACGCGACTAACCCCGACATCTTCTTCCAGACGCTGCCGGATCTGGTAGGGAGGCCGATCTACTGGGGGCGGGTAGGCGCACGAGCCAACCCTGCCTCGGGCTACCACGGCCCTTATTATGGCACAGAAGATTGAGCGGGTGCCTGACTGGCAACGAGAGCTTCTGCTCTGGGGTGATCGCCAGCGTCGGATGGGATGGGCGTGGGGTGAAACGGACTGCGGCACGTTGCTGCGTCAGGGCCTTGAGGTCGTCTTCGGCCATCCGCTTATGAACATCGCATACGCATCGCGGGAGGAAGCTCGGGCATGGATGGCCGAGATGGGCACCAGCGCCAGCAAATACTTCGAGGGATGCGGGGCATCGCTTCAGCCTATCAGCGACCTACGTGGTGGCGATGTCGTGGTGAGACCGGGGACGGTGAGCAAGCTCCCCAGGCTCGCGCTCGCGCTGGATGGTGAGGTGCTCATCACGAGCGATCCCGTACAGGGACCGCACTGGATCGGCAGGGCTGACCTGAGACGGCGAGCACGGGTCTATAGGTTCGGGCCATGACGGACGTAGCTAAGACCCTCGCCAAGGGGGCGGCGATAACTGCCGCCATCTATTTTACGGGCGGTCTGGCGGCGGCGACGACGATGGGTTGGGGCACCGCCGCCATGATCGGTGGTCTCATCACGAGCGCCATCGCAGGCCGCGCCCTGAAGTCGCAAATCGACAACCTTGGCGATGACATCGCGACGAAACAGCCGGGGATGCAGCGCAACTCGACGGGCACCGAGGTATCACTTCCCATCATCTACGGGAAGGCGAAGGTCGGGATGAGCATCGTCGATGAGCGACAGGGGAGCGACGTGAATGTTCTCGCCCTGGTAGGCGCGTTCGCCATAGCACCAGAAGCGGGCTCCGGTATCGAGGAGGTCACGGACGTGTTTTTCAACGAAGCGAGGGCGCTCGAAGGCCCCGTATTCGGGACGAACAGTAGTGGCAACAACCCCCAACCATTCGACAATTCAGTGGTGAAGAGCCCGTGGAATGGGAACGTGGGCAGTGGAACCTACGGCACCGACTTCTGGCTGGAGTACTTCCTCCATTCCGGCGCTGACGACCAGCTAGTAGACTACGCGCTCAACGACGAGTTCAGCACCGCATGGGGAACGAACGCCGAGGGCGTCGGTGTCGCCTATATCGTGCTGTGGCTGTACTTCAACGAAGACATCTTTACGAACGGCGTCGAGAACGTCACGATGAAGGTGCGCGGTTGTAAAGTGCTTGACTGCCAGAGCCTCGGCTCGGCGGCTGCGTACAGTGAGAACCCTGCGGACTGCATCCGAGACTACATGACCTCGACGCGCTACGGGCTCGGCATCCCAGCCGCGCAAATAGATGACACGAGCTTCTCAACCGCCGCCGCCTACTGCGACGAAAGCGTGACGATCACGATAAGCGGTGGAGACGATGTGACGCTCGACGACAGGTTCACTTGTAACGGGTTTCTCATGCCTGACGATGGGCCGTTGAGTAACCTTGAGCGCCTACTCTCCTCCTGTTGCGGGCGTCTCGTGATGGAGGGCGGCAAGTACAAGCTCATCATCCGCAAAGCTCAATCGGCGGAGACGTTCGAGTTGAACCGCACCAACATCGTGGGCGACTGGAGCTTCGTCAGGACGGGCATCGACGAGACGCCCAACACGCTCGTCTGCACGTATGTCGACAGCGATCTCAACTATACGCCGCGACCGATCACGATTCCCGAGGCAGGCGCGAGCAACGCATATCTCACCGATGACAACAACTATGCGGTCGAGGCGAGGCTTGAGCTTCCGTTCACCGAGTCGTTGTACATGGCCGAGATGATCGCCAGCCAGCAGTTCCTCGAAAGGCGAGCCGATATGGGTTGCACGGTGGTCGCGCAACGGGAGGCGCTGAAGCTGGCGGTCGGTGATGTGGTGAACGTGAACCACGACACGCCGTCATGGACGGACCAGACGATGTGGGTGGAAGCGGTTGGACTGAGGCGTGACGGGCTCGTGGGGCTCGCGCTCAAGGAGTACGATGCCGCCGCCTACACGGTGCCCACGATGACAGTCAAGGCGACCCTGGTGGCCGCTTCCGTGCCCGCACGGTATACCGACGCGGATAGCCCGACGGTGCAACTCGAGAACTTCTTCCTCTCGCCAGAGGAGCAGTCAGTCGGCGAGTGGTTCCTGTTTCTCCAGTTGCATTTCGTTGGGCTGAGTACAGGGGGAAGCTATACGGTGGAGCACGTGCCAGATGCCCTTCCAACTTATACCTACACGACCAACTTCACTGGCACTTCGACTACGCCGTATCTGTTCCTAGTGAATGGCTCAACACCGTTTCCGTTCGATTCGGGCGATCCACCGACGGGACGGTCTACGATCACAGTCACGCCCTATCCCGAATCGGGGGCACTAGGCATCCCAGGTCCACCCGTGTCGGTGATCTACGAGCAGGAGGGAGATGAGGAATGACATTTGATAGACAGCGATGAAGAGTGGTAAAATAGAAAGCGACTTCCAGCCCTCCGACGCATGGATGAGACGACGATGAAGCTGAACAAACACGAGTACGAGACGATCTACAGAATCCTGATCACCTCCAGTGTGGAGTCGGTAGGTGAGCAGCGGAACCTCAACGACATCCTCGAAGCGTTCGAGAAGGCCGGGACCGGGATCGGCGCGGAGTCGAACGGCGTCCCTCGGATGTATACTATAGAGCGCGACATCAAGCTGGAACTGCCCGCAGGGGCACCAGCCACACTGCGCGATCATCTCGACCGTGGGATCGGGCGCTTCCAGACGTGGAGTGTGAGGTGCATCCCTGGCGTGTTGGATCGGTTGGAGTTCGTCGAGAACACTACGCTTGAGGCACCGAAGAACTAGGGGGAATAGATGAGTACTGCTGGTCCGGTCCATTTCGAGATTCCTACATACAGCGAGTGGGGCGTCACCCTGACGTGGTATGTGACCACTGTTGCGGCTGGCACCAAAATCGACTTGAGCACGTACACGGCGGCGATGGATATACGCAGGAAGCAGAGCGACTCGGCGGCGCTGATAGCACTGACTAGCTCCAGCGGCATCACGCTAGGCGGGAGCGGAGGCACCATCGTGATCAGCCTCACGGACACACAGACCGCCGCAGTGACTCCTGGTCCCGGCGTGTGGGATCTTGAGTTGATCGATTCTGGAGGGAGCAGTCTGAGGCTGGTGGAAGGTACGTGTGAGTTCACCCCGTCCGTGACGAGGAACTAGCTATGGCAGTGCCCACCACTCTAGTAATCGACGCCACGCAACAGACGCTGGAGATCACCACTTCGCGGGATGCCGTCAGCATCCAAGGCCGTTCGGTTGAGACAGGTACGCCCACCGATGGCGAGGTGATGACCTACTCGACCTCATCGTCGGAGTGGATCTATCAGACGATCACGGAGAACGTGGACGACAGAGTCGCTGCGCTCATACAGGACTCGGCGGGCGGTGGGCTGACGTGGACCTATGATGACTCTGCGGGGACCCTGACCCCGGCTTACGTTGGCGACAGTACGCTCGTGACTACCGGAGCCCTGAACTCGGGCTCCATCACCAGCGGCTTCACATCGATTGATGTGGGGTCTGGCGCGATCACGACAACCGGGACAGTCTCGGCAACCACGCTGGCGGGTACGCTATCAACCGCCGCGCAGACGAACGTCACCTCGGTGGGTGCGCTGGACGCTGGCAGTATCTCCACTGGATTCGGCGCGATCCATGTTGGCACTTCCTCTGTTAGCGGTGGCCTGTTCACGGCGAACAGTGGGCTCCATGTCGGAGCGACGGACACGCTCGACTCTACGAGCAATCGGATTCAGTTCTACTCTGCTGGTTCGACGGCGCAGGCACTGATCCAAGCCAATAGAAGCGCCTTGGGTGATATCGTGATTTCGTCTGCGAACAGTAAGGCGATCACGTTCTCCACGGCCTCTGCCGACAGGTGGGAGATTGACGCCAACGGC